CCCACTTAACCAAATACCTAATCAACCGTTCGCTTGGTATCCCTCCTTGGGCTATCTCGTACCATGTCCGCTCCTCCCCCAACGGACTCTGCATTGGGATTGGCCTTCTCAGCCTTGCCCGAGATTGATGTCGAGACTATGGCAGCCCAAGCAGCAGACCTAGCCCTGAAGTTAGGGACCGACAGTGGTAAGTCAAAGCCCGAGCAAGACAGCGGAAACACGGGAGTCAAAGGCGCCAACGCTAAAGAGCGAAAGAAAGCTGCATGGAAGGAAAAACAGAGACTGTGGGCCCAAGGACAGGGAGGCGCCAAAAAGGCACCTCTTCTTCGTCCGGACACCAGATCGTCGGTTGCATCGCGGGAGAGGGCCGGTGGTGTTCCTCTGGCTGACACAGAGGAACCCTCAAGCGTGCTACCTCCGCCAGGTGCAGAGGTACTGTCTTCGGCTGAGATAGAAGAAATCAATACAATAACCTCCACGTTGAGTGACACAGTCAGTGACTTGTCCGGAGAGCTGGCCAAGACCCGTGAAGAAGTAGAAATGCTCAAGAAGAGCAATACATCTCTCCAGATATCCTTGACATCACTCAATAGAGATGTTGCGTCTCTGACAGCTGCTGTCTTGGAACTAGGGGCCCATGCTCCGAAGCTACCTGCCAGACAGCCAACCAAAACGGCCGATTCCCTAACAAAGGACAAGAGAGGCCTATCCAGAGTTACTATTCAAGCTCCTCCGGCTGACTCCAAGACCGGAAGCCAAAACATCCGGGGTGAAGTCAAGTCCAAGATCCTTCAGGACGAGATTGAATGACCCTCTGATAGAATGGCTCTATAGGCAAGTCACTTTCCCGATTCCAACATGACTAATTTGAAATCACCAGATCTCATTTTAACAAACTGATATTCCCTGTTGAGATCCCCAAACACCAGACGACATTACCAGACTGCACGATCGTCAGCAATAAGACTTATCCCGAAGATCAAGATATGGAGGCCATACTTAAATCCGGTGTCTTCACCGCCTCGGCTGTTCAGCCTAAAGCCAGGAAAGGGGGTTTGATGGCCATTGGCCTTGTTGAGAAGATTGTTGTTCCTGTTCTTCCTCCCGCTGCTTCTGACGATACCCGACGGGCCTTCTTGTTCATGATTATGTGTAGTGGGACATCTGAGAGTACCTCCCTCAATGCCTGGAAGGCATACGTGGCGGTTTATACCGTTGCACTGTTTCCTGGCTTCCAGTCAAAACTATCAGCAAACGTCTTCACCATCTCCCAACTCACTGATGCCCAAGTTAAGGCCATCACAGACCTATATCAGGAGTTCAAAGAAGCATTAGAAGCACAGGATGAAGCCAAAACCACAGACATTGTGGCTCGGATGGCTCCTGCCGCAGTAATCCCTGGTCTCCCAGCCATCAACCCATCTCTAGAATGGAGTACTGCCAACAAGCAATGGGCCCTCAAGGTAATTATCGGACATTACTCCATAGTTCTGTTCATTATGGGTAAGCGTGTGGAAGGGGATGACCATTCTGCACTGTCTGGGGCACGACCAGACGCAATTAAAAGGAAGGCCCACATCCATCAGCCAATTGCATTCTTGGATGGAGACCTCCGTCTGAGTGACGAGAGCCATGTCCCCATCAACAGTGCCTGGGCGGAACTCTCCGGTTTCCGAGCAGTGGTTGTGACGGAATTTGCCCAGTATGCTCAGTCCGATACCAATTTTGGTCAGGACCTGGTTTATACTACCATGCACCTTCTCCAATGGAGTGGAATGAATCACGCAAAGATCACTATGAATTTCCTGCAGGCTTACGATTGGGTAACCGAAATCCCGGTTCTCCGGACTCCCCTTGGGATCTATAAAGATAGTGTCAATGCGCTTATCAAAGTAGACCCTGTTCTGCGCCCTTACGTCAAACTCATCTATGGGGATAAGTCACCGATCTTCCCTCGTAAAGAGCTTGAGCCGCTAGTCGCATGTGCCCTTGAGGTGGCTGAGGAAATTGGGGAAGATATCAAGAAATTCTATCGTTCAAATGCCTACGTGGCCATTGTTGAAGCATTTATGGAAGAGCGTGAGAGGAGG